TTCCGCCCCAAATATTAATAAAAGTTACCGCCGCCGATGTCGTTCAGGTTTTTATCTGGGCCAACTTTGCTAGACTTAACTTTGTTTTGGTTAAGAACTGCATTGTTTGCGCGCTTGGAACCAGAGGTACCAGCGTCAATTGTTTTCTCGCCAGGGCCGCCGCCAGAGCTTTGTGCGCCTGTTTGTTTGTAGGTTTGACGGAAACCTAATTCGTCTTTTGCCATTTTATTGTCCTTGTGGGGGTTGTGGTGCTGCTGCTTGTTGTTCTTGCATCTGAGCCATTTGTTGCTGGTGTTGCTGGTCAGCTTGTTGTAGGCCTTGTTGGTGCTGCTGATCTGCCTGCTGCAGACTTTGTTGGTGCTGCTGGTCTTGCTGTGCTAATTGTTGTTGACCTTTTTGAGCTTCAATCTGGGCTTGAACTTGCTGTGACTGTTGATCAAATTGTTGTTGCTGCACTGCTAATCCATGTTGACGGATATCTTGGTTAGCAGCTTGGATTGCTTCCATGGCAGATTGATCTTGCTCTGCTTCTAACTGAGCCTGGATCTGATCCATCTGCGCGCCTGCTGTGATCATTGCCACACGTTCTTTAGCAGCATTGTTGATGTTTGCCATCGCGATGTCTGTAGCATTGCGTTGGTTATCGATGCTGGTCTGTGTGCTGTACTTAGCTTGTAATTCTTGAACTTTTTGTTGCAATTCAGCAATCTTAAGCTGGTAAGTTTGCTGGTCTTGCTGCATCTCGAGCTGCATCTTAGCCTGGGACTCTTGTGACTTGCGTTGAGTCTCAGCCATCTGGGTCTTAAGAATAACCTGGGCGGTAGGATCAGACATAGCAGCAGACTGTTGCTGTTGTTGTTGGGCTTGAGCTACTTTTTGTGCCAATGCTGCAATTTGCTGCACGTACTGCGCCATGTTTTCTTTAGAGTCTTGATCAACCATTTGTGAGGCAAGGGCCAAGGCTTGTTGCGCTTCAAGGTCTAATGGATTTTCTTGGTGCAGATTTAATATATCTTTTCCACCCGATGCCTGCGCAACATACGCGCGCATAGACTGCAGGTAGTGTAGTGTTAAGTGTTGCTTGATGTGTTCCAGTGCATGTGGCGCAAAGACCGGGCCAATTACTGGGTTGCCGCCGTACGCTGGGTTCTCTGCGTACTCTAAGTGAACCTTAATGTGGGCGATATGGTCTTGGTCTGGGTACGCGGCAGCTGGTCGGCCCATGGTCATCGAGACGTTCTCAAGCGCTGGGTTAGACTCAGAAGCACCTAATGGGTTTGGTAATACCTCTTCGACAGCAGGAATCTTTAACTGATGCAACACGCGGCGATAAACAGCACGTACGTCAAACATGCCTGGAGGCGCAGATGTTGCCATCTGTAAGAGTGCCTGGTTCTGTGCTAAGCGCTGTGACTCAGAGAAGATGTTAGGATCTGAGACAGGGCGTACGTCTGAGTTGTATGCAAAGTCGCGAACTTCAATCTCTGTGCCAGACTGGTTGTCCATTTCGTCCAGGTACCAGTGATTGATACGGGAGATAATGGCCAGGGACTTGGCTTGTGAGCGGTGTAAGCGCGCATGAATGGAGGAGAATACCTTGGCACCTTGCTCGATCAGAGCCTGGGTTGTGCCAACTGGCATGTTGTTGTTTGCTTCGCCAATCTTTTCTTCGGCGGTAGTTACCACGCCTTTAGCGGCGTCAGTTAACCAGCCTAGCAAATTAAATAGAACGCTAGAAGGTTGGTTGAACGGCATTGGCATTGCAATCTTGCGAACGTCGTCAACGCCAGGGGCGCCTTCAATCTCTACTACTTGAGTAGGTTCAATTCGATCGCTTTGTCCACCAATTCGGCCACCCTTGAGTTTAAGAAGTGTTTGGCTGTTGTTGATATGAGCAGCGTCAAGTAAAGCGCGCAGAGCACCGGTAAGAGCAGCAGACAGGCCACCAATAAGCTGAGGAAGTCCAATAGCGTAAGCTCCGCGCCAAGGAATGAATTTAAACTCGACAAACCAATCCAATTTTTCGAGCTTTTCATCGCCTGATTCCCAGTTACGGTAGAGTGCTAATACTTTAGAAGTTGTCTCATCGATAGTGAGGATGTATGGTGCGCGGCGACCTTGTGTCTCAGGGTCATCATCTAAACGCATGAAGCACGTCACTTCATAAATGCGGCGCAAACCATCAATATTTTTAGAAGGCATATCTTTGCCTTCAATCTTATCGTTAGCTGCTTCGGATCTAGTTTGCTCTGTTAGTGGTGCGTCTGATGTGTACTCTGAGTCGATATCGATGTAGATACCAGCCTCAACGCGTTGTAAGAATATGTCCTCAGTAATGTCTTGTACTTCAGTTACGCGCTGTGCGGTGTAGAAGTTGGTAGACGAGTACGGTAGGAGGATGTTGTCAATCGGCACCCACTCGCATGTTGGGCGCGCTTGCTCGGCGTCATAGCGCCATTTTAGGAACTGAGAACCGCCAAGAGGGAGTTGGGTCAGCAACTGCTCCATCTCATCTCGGAACTCAGGTATTTGTTCTGTGAGCTGCCAGTTCATAAATTCTACTTTACGATTGGCTGTCTCTTCTTTAACTCGGTCTGCTTGGCCCTTGATGTTTGACTTAACAATTCCATCGGGTGGCAATAATTCTCTGGTTGACGATGCCGCGAAATCTACGCAGCTCTCTGCCATTACTGGGTGAACAACTTTAGAAGCACCATCAAAAGTAGCGCCGCCAGGGGCATCCTTACCAAGACCAGTGCGACGTAAACCCTCTTCATACTGTTTATCTCGTTGTTTGCGGGACTCTTTGTCCACGTCAATAAAGTCAAGGTACTCAATCGCAATAGATTGTAAGTCGCTTTGATCAAACACTTCTGCTAAGTTGATGTAAAACTCTGGTGATTCTTTTGGGCTGTATTTAGGTGTAAAGTTGACGCTTACTGAGCCATCTTCATTCTCAATAACTTCTTGCTCTGCATCGTCCTCGTCTAGCCCGAGCTCGTCTTCAAATGCTTCCATCTCCGCGTCTTGATCTTTTGCGTCATGGATTTCTTCTTCACGGTCTAAGCCGGGAAGGTTACTGCCTGTTTGAATCGGTAGTCTTGGATTTGCCATAGATTATTTATGTTTTTTGCGCGGGGTTCTATTGGCCGGCAATGGGGAATAGGGTGGACATAATTGAGTCCTTATTTTAACTAATACGCTAATTGAGTCTAATCCGCCCTACATAGAATATGGATTTACGAACTTATTCCTTATTGCGTCATCAGAATAGTCATAGTCACGTGCGGGTAGGAAATCGAGCTGAATCCAGCCAGAATCACGCAAAACGCGCAAGGCCTGGGATAGGGAGTCCACGTAGTCATCATGGCCACCGGCTTCTGGGAACGAACATACCTGGCGCAAGAATCGCTTGGCCCATTCCGCAAAGTCGCCCTTAACTTTGGAGTCTTCTGGTATGAAGACCTTACCCTTGGCAACGAGGGGCGCCACAATGTTTAATCGCTGTACCTTATCCGCGCGCCCGGGGTTGTAGCCACGTACAGGTACACCAGAGCCCTGGAGCTCTTGTATAAGGGATATACCAGCACTCTTGTCTTCCATGAGGATCAGGTCCGCTTTACGGCCCTTACCGAAGTCGTTATCGGCGCCATAGACCACTTCCTTAAAGTCATCGATGACCTTGCGGCGCAGCTGTGGGTAGGCTAAATGCTGGTCCCACGCATCCAATAGGATGATGGATGTACCAGCGTCTTCTTGCTCGAACACACCCCAGACTGTGCATGCAGTCGGGTCGTTCATGGTCTTTTCGCTGGTCGCCGGGTCATATGAGGCGATTACATATTCTAGGATTGGCGTCGGCCTGTTGGCCGGCCACATCTTGAACTGCTTGCGCTTGATGATACCAGACGCTTCTGGGTCAAGGATTTCTCCGTAGATCTCCTGTCTGCCGATGTCTGTGCCGTCGTAAGTCTCGAGCTGTTTGAAGAAGGTCTCGGATAGGTTGGCTCGGTTGTCAAACGATGAGGCGTTGACCATGTAGACGTCGCCACCAATTTTTCCTTCGGCCAGGTCGACGATGAGTTCTTTTGGCTTAGGGGTGGTGGTGATGATTTGCTGGACTCTTGGGATCCTAGGATCCTTAAGTCGCAAAGTGAACTGGACACCATCGTATGCGTCGTCGAGATAATCGAAGGCGCACAGCTCGTCAAACCAGGCTCCGTGGTATTGTTTACCACGATATCGCTCTGGCTCGGAGGCGGGGATTCCCTGGATGATTGATCCGTTGGTGAGGGTAATCTCAAAGAGGGACTTGTTGTAATCGCGGATAAGTGAGGCGGGAATGATATTGAGAAGTCCGGAGTCTCCCTCAAAACAAGTTGCACGAATATCATTGGAGGTTGGGGCAGTAACGAGCCAGCGTGTGCCCTCGTACTTCCAAGCGCGAATACCAATCCAATGAGAGGCAGTATGAGTCTTACCAGATCCACGACCGGCCAGCATAAGGAACGTGTCATACTCGCCATCTTCAGGTTCTTTTTGGTGCGGGAGGGCCTGCAGGCTCCATTTGACCTGCCACATGACGGAATCGAGTTGTTGCTTGGGCCAGTGTTTGTGTGCATCGGCGAACTTCTTTAAAGTAAGTTCCTGCTTTGGTGTTAAAGACATGAGATAAATCCTTCCCCGACTAAGAAGCTCTTATCAGCTCCTTCGGTTTCTATATGAACGCACATCTGTGGTTCAATTTGTTTTACGTGCTCTATGTAGCGCCGGGCTTGGTGGACCTTGAGCTTAGGTGACTCTTGGTGCTCCATGAGTTTGAGGCGGCTTCTAAATGTCAGTGTGTACTCGTTAAAGTCTTCCCGGTACGCCATGTTGGTCTTAATGCCTAGTGATTCCACAAGGCCCTGGATTTGGCGCATTAGCTGGGATACTTTTCCCGTAATACGAAATGTATCTGACTGTTTGTTATACTGGCTACGCTTGGCGTACAAGATACCGGAGAGCAGTTCAATACGCTGCTCGGGCGCGGCTAGTAGGTAGTTGTTTGGGATTCTGGTCGGCACGTTGGGGATGAGTTGTGACTCAACCGTCGGCTTGGTGCTATAGACCCGGATGTGGATCTTTTTGTCACGCCAGGATGTTAGCAAGTAGCCGCAGTCCTTGAGCTTTTGGGTGACGTACTCGGTGTGCGCCTTGGGGATCTTGATGTGGTTCTTGGGGTTCTTATTGATGAACCAAAAGCCAAACACAAACGGGTGGACTGGTAGGTCCTGGTGCGACAGGGCAATAGGCTGGGTCGATGGTACCGAGTACAGCAGTGAGTTGTTTTTTCCACGTAGCGGGGCGTCTACCAGGTCCTGCATGGTTAGTGGTCGCAGTGGGCGCCTGAACTTATGCACACCCTTGTAGGTCACCAACCTGTTTCGGTACTTGGTGTTTTCTGTGGGTAGCGCCAGGTGTTTGTCGCCGGAAATTGTTAGGCCATCAGAGAGGGTGACTCGGTAGCAATCTTGGGCATAGTACTCTTGGACCAAGGTGACTTTGGCTGGTTGGCCAAGTCGGTCAAATACGTAATCTCCCACCTCAATCTTGGAGGCGGGTTTCCAATAGTTATGGGTTAGTACTTTTTCTGTTGCTAGTATCGCCATGGTAGTTTTCTCGGACCCATTGGTCCAGGTAGCGCCCTAACGGCGCCCAAATGTTGTTTTGAACGGAGTACGGCAGTTTGGCTATGTTTAAGACTGCCTTGGTGCAGGCCAGTCTAAACTGCAGGTACTTGGCAGTTTCTTTGTCCAGGATATTAGACGAGACATCCACCGTGTCAAAGTTGTACAAATCACATACCAAGATTCGCAAGCCCTTAAACTCACCGGCCGCATTTTCCAGCGCGCCTTGGATTTGGTAGATGTATTTGTCCATACTTCCACTAATACGCAACTGGCGTAAATAAGCCCCAAGGTTTTAAAATATAGCTCGACTCTGTCCCCTTTTGTCTGGGTTGTCTGGGTTGCGAGGCTTATTCCAGTCCCCCCAGACCCCCCCTTATTATTTTTAAAAAATTATTTTAAAAAAATTAAATAAAGGGTTACAACCCAGACAACCCATGCAGGGCGGCTGTAAGTCATTGATTTTGTTCAACGCAAATGATAATGATTCTCATTTACTTTTTAAAAAAATTTTAAGAAATCGGTTTTGCACCAAAACGGTGCATTTTGTAAGAGCTTGGGGTCTATGGGGCCCCCGGCGGCGGGTCGGCGTACAGGACCCAAATAGGGGATGTGGTATATAAACAACACCCCGTCAAGGAAAAGGAGGGCCAACGTGACAATTTGCCCATGTCAATAGGTATATACCCTATGTGTTGCGCCAATACAACACTGTGGTATACAAACAACAAGGCAACATGACACGCGCCCAAGCGCAGGCGCAGATGAGAATGCGTCTCATTCGCATCTAGGCCAACGTTCCACATTGCGGCATTGCATCTCACAATGTGGAATGCAGACTATGCACCAATGTGGTGCGTTGGTCAGTGCACCAATGTGGTGCATTGGCATACTGGCTATTAGGGTAAACACCTATTGACGGATAGGAGGGGCGAGAAGGGGCCTAGGAGACGAGCTGATGTGAGATGAGGGGTAGGTATCATCTAGGTGGAGAAGTCTAGTGATTGATATACTGTGTGGGCTCACAGGGCACGCGTACGCGAGGTGGCTAATTGGAGGGTGGGCGAGTGTTGGCTATTAGTCACAGACCACGCAGTCCCACAATAACCCACATAACCCCACAATCTAGT